CCAGCAAATTTATTGGTTTCTAGAATGCCATACGGTTCTGGTAATGGTGTGGGTTTTGAAAATACATATTCTGCATTATTATATTCAGTAAGTTCAAACGCTATATCATATAGAGATGCTACTGAGCTTATAATACAACAACCAAAAAGTTTACTTTTGACAGATGATGAATATGACAAATTATTACAGAATGACATAACATGGTCGGATAAATATGATTCACATATTTCGGGTCTTGGTGAATTGGGAAATGCTGGGTTTATAGTATTAAATTCACAAAAAACAACAATTAATAACTATTTTGAAGGTTACTATGTATCCATAGCAGATAATCTCGCATTTAACCCATCTACAAATTTTGAATCTATATCCTCAGTGAAGGCAATAAATTCCTTTGGTGATTTAAAGGCTACTCAAACTTATACCACCGTACCTTCATCTAGATTAAATTTCCTCTTAACACAAGACTATAAAACTTTTGGTGGAGAAAGTGTCTCTAAGGCAATAGAAACAGCTTCTTATTCAACTGGTTTTGAAAAAGATGATTATAAAGATAGCGTAGTTTTGACCGTATTTAAACTGGGCGCAACACAATACGGGAAAGACGCTTTAACTTTGGATTATTCAATAGTTGAGGGTTACAATGGTTCATTATATTCCGGAAGAACGGAACAGAGTGAAACGGGTGGTCCCCCAGTTAGTAGATTTTTGGATACTGTTATTAACAATAATTCAAAATATATTAAAGTTATAACAAACCCATATATTTCAGATTGGGGTAAATGGACATCTTCGGATGGATTTCCAACAAAAAGAGTTAAAATTGCTGATGCTGTAAAATCGATGTTTTCTATTGGTTCATATACTGGTGATGCTGATGTCGATAAAGTAAATCTTGGAAATATTCCAGCAAAATTATCAAGAATTTTATATCGATTTGAAAATGATGAAAATATAGACATCGATATAACCGCAGAATGTGGTTTGGGTACAATTTGGGCTAGTAGTAAAGCTAAACTAAACACTCTTAGCTCTTTTCCAACTTTATCTGGAAAATATGTATATGATGAAGAATATAATTTAAGTTTAAGCGGAATGGACGGCACAGATGGTAACATTCCAACTGGAGCTGCTTATTCTGCATATAATGAAATTGCTGGACCTTTTGTAGCTTTGGCAGATAAAACCAGAAAAGATCATGTTTTTATTGCAGATCCAATTAGAAATATATTTATAAATGGTCAAAACACAAAAACATCTTCTAGAAAAGAGTATGTCTTCTCTGATAAAATTTATTGGACATTAAAAAATCAATTTGCAGCAATACAAAGTAGTTATGTTTCTGTGTATGCAAACTGGTTAAAAATAAATGATACAACTTCAAATCGTCAAATTTGGGCACCTTCATCCGGATTTGCAGCGGCTATTTATGCATCAACATCTCAGCAATCATTCCCTTGGATTGCACCAGCTGGATTCAATAGAGGAACTCTTGTAAATGTTTATGATGTTGCTATCAATCCAACACAAAAACAAAGAGACTTGTTATATAAAATTAACATGAATCCAATTGCATTCTTTAATAATGATGGGTTTGTAATCTATGGTCAAAAAACAATGTTCAAAAAGCCATCTGCATTTGATCGTGTAAATGTTCGTCGTTTGTTCTTGACTTTAGAAAAAGAAACAAAAGCATTATTGAAGTATTTTGTTTTTGAACCAAATACGTTTGCAACTAGAAATAGATTAAAAGGTGCATTACTTCCTATTTTTGAACAGGCAAAATTAAATGATGGATTATATGACTATCAGTTAATATGCGATGAACGTAATAACACACCTGATGTAATTGATAATAATGAATTGAAAATATCAATTTATATCAAACCCGTTAGGGCTGCTGAATTTATATTAGCAGATTTCGTTGCAACTAGAACCGGAATTGATTTTTCTGAACTTAACGGTTAAAAAATTATCAAAACGAAACACATTAGTATAAGTATTTAAAATTATGGCTGGATTACTAGAAACACAAGGAATAGAAAATTTTTACGATTCTGCAATCGTAAACGATTTCGCTCGTAAAAATTTATTTAGAGTTATTGCATTAGGTGGTAGTAGATTTACCCAAAATGAACTAATGTATATCACAACTACTTCATTACCCGGACGTTCTATTACAAACGTACCCGTACCATTTATGGGATTAGCTTTTAATGTGCCCGGAACTGCAACATATCCAAATAGTAATGCTTGGCAGGTAACTTTTAGAATCCCTCAAAATCTTTCAATTAGAAGGAAATTTGAAGATTGGACCAAGCAGGTATTTGATGATGCAAATAGCACAGGATCATATACAATACCTAGTAAAGATGCATCCAACCAAGTTACAATATCTTTAATTAATAAAATGGGCGATCCGATCAGAACCTATACTCTATTTGGTGCATACTGCGTTTCTATCGGTGATTTGTCATTGGATATAACAAATGCTGGCGAAATAATCGAACAGCAAGCTACTTTGGCATATCAATATTGGAGAATAGTTAGATAATCTCTAATCATAGGCATAAGTAAATATATGCCATATAATCGAAAAGCTAGTCCTTATTCTTATTATTTAGACCTTTTAGGTGAATGGCCTACTGGCATAGCACTTGCAAGTCAGTGGTTGGTTTATTTTGATTTTAATTCCGTAAAAGCGTTAACCGATACATTTGAAGCGAATTTAAAATTTAGAGAATCTGGTTCTGAATGGACTTATAATTCAAATGTGACAAAATACTTGTTAGATGGAAAATTACAAGCCAGCGTAAGCAATATGGTTGGGTGTGTTTTCGCTAGGCAAGTTGTTTTACCCAGTGAAAGTATAGACGCGGGTAATGTGGGATTGAGTTATGGTGGTTTTCAAGCACCAGCAACATCATCCGGTAGAGAAAAATATCAATCATTTAATGTTACTTTTTTGGAAACAAATTCTTCATTTTTGGATAATATTATCAGACCATGGATAATTTCAGTTGGTTATAATGGATTAATAGCAAGACCCAAAAGTTCTAATAGATATGTAAAATCAAATTTTGCGGATGTTGTAATGTATGCAAAAGCTGGTTCTTACAATCCAATGGTTGTTAGAAAAATAATAAGATTTTACAACGTGGCTCCGGTATCAATTCAAGGTGAAACATATTCACACCAAGAAGAGGGTTTGCGTTATAGTGAAATTAAATTTGTTTATGACAAATATGCCGTATTAGATCCCAATGGTTCAGAATTTATAGAAAATTTATAAAATTGTGAATTATTTTAACTATACAGTAGAACTTCCATTTTCTAATAAAAAAATATTTTTTAGAGAATTAACTACTAGTGAACAACTAGCTTTATCAAAAGCCAATTTGTCATTTGGTTCCGATAAAACATCATTGTATGATTATCATGAATTTGTTTTAGAAATCATATCTAATTGTGTTAAAAATAAAAATGATTTATTGGACATTAATATAATAGAATATGTTTTGTTTTTGGTAAAATTGAAAATAGTAAGTAGTGGAAATCAAATTGAATTTTTCCTTAATTCAGAAAATAAAACAAAAACAAAAATTAAATTAGATCTTAAGTCATATTTAAATAATTTATACAACGCATCTTCTTTTTTATATGATGAGACTAATATAATTAAAGAAGATAAAATAGAAATAAAAATAAATTGGCCATATTTAAGTGCAATTTCAGTATTTTATAATTTTTTATTAAAAGAAAAAGATTATAATAATTTTATAGAAGATAGTATTGTTGAATTTATAGATTATATATCAATAAACAAAAATAAAATACTGATGAAACGTTTTAATTTTACTGAAAAAACTGAGTGTTTTAATAAATTACCATGTTCTATTCGTAAAAAAACATCAGAAAAACTAATTGAATTTTTAAAAAAATTATTTGAATTTCAATTATTTGATATTCAAATGTTTAGTGATCAAAAATTTAATTTTTATAATTTAAGTTTTATTGAACATATAAAGTTGTTTTTTTCGTATGATATAAAATCCATACATCAAGAATTATATTTTTTATCAAATTGTGGGTTATCACCAGATTATATAATGAAAGTTTCTCCGAATGAAAGAAAATTATATTTTTCTATAATACAGGACCATAAAAGGGAACAATCTAAATCTTCATCACCTGAAAATATGCAACAAGATAATAATAAATCTTTACAAGATTTAGCACTTGAATTTGGGGATGATATGCCATAAGTTAATATTATGCAAGAAAATGATATTTTAGATTTTAAAAGCGCATTAAATTTTTTAGATGAAGCATCAAAAACATTTAAAACTGATATTTGGATACCAACATTACAAAAAACACTATCATTTAAAGAAATTAATGCAAAACAACAAAAAGAACTATTAAGTGCTGCGATAGATGATTCGGTTTATAATACAAGTTTTATTAATACGTTTTATAATATTTTACGTGATAATATTTTAGATGAAGATAAATCTATTATAGATGATTTGAAAATATCAGATAAAGCATGTATTGCAATTAACTTAAAGCAACAAATTTCAAACGAATTGACAGTTGTATTTGATGATAGTAAAAACATTACAAGTAAAATAAAAATTGATAATATTGTTGAAAACTTTAAATCTTATAAAAATCCAAATTCTGAAATAGTTGAATTAAAAAATCAATCAGTATTTTTAAAAGCCGAAATAACATTACCCACGATTAAAACCGAAGTAGAATATGATAAAGAAATTTCAAAAAAACAAAAAAAAGGCAGTGATATTAAAACACAAGATGATATAAAAATTGTTATATCTGATGCATTTATAATGGAAATTTCAAAATATATAAATAAAATTTGGATAAATGAAACAGAAATTAATTTATCTTCTTTAAAAATAGAAGATAAAAACAAATTAGTGGAAAAATTACCAAGTGGTTTAATCCAAAAAATAATGGAGAATATAAATTTGTGGAAAAAAGATTTAGACTCGATTTTGACTGTATCTTTTAATGATTATACAAAGGTAATATCTATTGATAGTGTTTTATTCTTAAATTAAAACAGAATACAAATATAAGTATTCTAAATGAATTTAGATGATTTATTATCACAAGTTAAAATTGACGGTACAATAGAAGCAAAAGAATTTATAAATGCGTTCCTATTTTCCGGTGATAATTCATATTTAAATGAATTGAGAACCGATTTTAAAACTAAATTCGTTGAGCCGTTTTCAAAAAAAATAAAATCCATACGAGAAGATGATATAAAAAGGATATTTGATCCTTTGGGTGTAACCGATATATCATCAAATGATTTTAAAGATAAATTAAAATCTTATAAAAAAAAGGTTGAAGATTTTTTAAATGTAAAACTTCCGGATGCAAACGATTTTAAAAAACAGCCAGAGAGCGTTATTAAAGATGCGCAAGTTTCATCATTAATACCTGAAAATATAAAAAAACCCAATGAAAATGGAAATGAATCTTTTTTTCAAAATTTAAAAAATTCATTACAAGTAAATTTTAAAAGTTTGTTTGATAATTTTAAAATTTTAAATCAAAAACAAGATGATGGTGAACAGGAAAATATTGGAGAAAAAATAAATAAAATTGATTTTTCAGATGAAACTAAAAAATTTTTAAGAGATTTATTATTAAAAGATTTTTTAAGTAAATTACAATCTTTGAAAATAGAGAGCAGCAATAAAAGTGAAGAAGCACAACAACGAGATTCTTCCTTCGGTGGTCTGTCTACATTAGTTTTAATTGGAACAATTTTAGCTGGAACGGTTGGTAGTATAATAAATCTTGGAAAAGAATTATATACATCGATTAAAACAATATTAACAATACCTTCTAAAATAATGCAAGCTTTAAAAGAAGAGGGTCTTTATAAATTTGCAGATTATAAAGCATGGTTTGAATTAAAGTGGGAAAAATATGTAACAGAACCACTTAAAAAAATACCGGGATTTGAAAGTTTTATGGAATCCATTAATAATAAATGGACAAAATTAATAGATAAAATTAAAGAAATTACAAAATTTGATGAAATTACAAATTCTATAAATTTAAAATGGACGGAGTTTATAGAAAAGGCTAAAAACTTTACAAAATTTGAAGAATTATCGACCGCCATTTCAATTAAAATGGAAAAATATATAATATCTCCTATTAATTCTGGATTAGAATTTTTAAAATCATCAAGTAAGGTAATTAGTGGTATTTTTGAATATGTTATGGGGTTTTTTAAAGGTAGTGATGGTATATCATTAATATCTAAAACAATAGAAGGTACATTTTCTTTTTTAAGAGGATTGATTACACCGTTGAAAACTAGTTTTGAATTAATATTTCCATTCGTAAAACCAATTATGGGATTTTTTAAATTTTTAGATAAATTTTTGGGACCGATTGCTATTTTAATAGATCCAGTTGTTGATGCATTCTCTACTTTATTTGATGTTTGGAGTGATGACAATCTCACTCCTTTGCAAAAAGGTATATCCGTTTTAACTTCTTTTGTTGTTGGATTTGGTGATATTTTTACATTTTTGATTGATTTGTTGTCTAAAGGTGTTACTGGTATATGGAATTTTATAACTGGAAAAGGCTTTAAAACTGATAATGCTGTGTCTGAATGGATGGAAAAATCATTATATCAAGGTAAGGGTAGTTTGGGTGCTGGCGCAGGAAAAGCGGTTGCTGAATCATTCAAATTAAAAAATACACCAGATGCAAAGAGTCTTGCAATAAAACCGGATTCATCGGATACAGAAGCACCCAACAAAAATAATAATCAAAAAGCAGTTCCAATGAACGATGGGCTTTTAGAAAGTACGGGTGTTCCAATTAAAATGTCATTGGGTAAACAAAATTTTGAAACTGCCCCAGATGATAATATATTAACATTTAAATCTGGGGGATTTTTGGATAGGTCTTTACTTGATTTAAAAATAATAATGAAAGATGTTCATAGTTCAATTTTAAATTTGAATAAAAATTTGATTGAAACGAGCAATTTAAATAATAAAAATATTAATATTACAAATAATAACAGTACAAATGCATCGTCTAATAGTAAAGAATATCTTATGGGAGATGTGCGAGATGTTATATCGGATAATAGATTGTCTTGGTGGGCGCAATCGGAAAGGATTAGAGCTACTGTATAATTATGACAAGTAATGCTGCTGGTGTTAATGCTGCGTTTGCATCTAATAAATTTTTTAGAGCAGAAGAAAAGACAACAAGTCCCGGTGGTATTAGCTTGGGTAATGGATATGTTGTGTTAAAGCCAAAAGGTGGAGAGGTTGGTATTGTTGATGTTTTGAACACGATGAAGTGGAAAAATAACGGAAGCAATGATGAAGTTCCTAGTATATGGGCGACTGAATTTGAATTAAAATTTGGTACTACTGCTACAAATTTAGTTCAATTGTTGACGCAGGGAAAAAATGTATATCAAGTTTTAAAAAATAAATTTCTTACGGGCGATAATCCAAATGCATCTCTTGATACTTTTTTAACAATGTATGCATCAAATAGAACCGGATTTGCTTATAATTTTCCATATTTAAATACAAATGCAGGATTAAAAAAAGTAACAAACAATTGGGGTGCTGAAAAATCTTTATTGGAATCTATTGGTAGCGGGGGAGAATCTTCTGCTGGTTCAAAGTTGGATATGGTGGCTTCTGTTGCTGGTGCAGCTACTAGTTTTTTTACTCCAAAATTTGGTTTTGAGGAAGTTCAATCGTTTCAAGGTACATCTCAACAGTCATTAACCATAAGTTTTCCATTATATAATACTATAGATATTGACAGTGCATTTGATCATTATTCATTTGTAAATTTATTAACATTTCAAAATTTAAAAACTAGAACAACTATGATGTCTTATATTCCCCCAAAAATATATACCGTTGATAGTTTTTCTTTGGGTGGTATATATATGGCAGCTGCATATATTAGTGATTTATCGATAGAAAGTATTGGTACTACGAGAAAGATGGATATTTTTAAAGATTTTGGTTCTAGGGAAGTATTAATACCAGAGGCTTATAAAATAACTATAACATTTACTGATTTAGTTTCTCAGAGTTCAAATGTATTTGCAGCTACAATGGGTGCTAAAAAGGTAGATGTAATTTCAATTAATAAAACGCTTCAAGAAAAGTATGATAAGGGGGCGGCAATTACAGGAAAGACTTTGGAAACAGCAGCAAATCTTTATGGTAAAGCATACGATGCTATATCTGATGCTAGTTTTAATGTAGCCGAATCCTTTCAGCCAAATCTTTCTAAAACAGAAGCGCGTGAACCGTTACCTTAATAATATATGAGCAAGCAACAAGATTTTAATGATTTACCAAAACTGTCTTTATATAGATATGAAAATTTTTTTAATATCTATGAAGATCCAGATAAAACAAAATTTTATAATATATTAAGATCTATAAACGTTTTTGCCGCAAATGATAGCTCCGCAGAAGATGAATATTATGTAATTCCGAATGATACTTGGGTATATATTTCATATAAACATTATGGTACAATGGATTTGTGGTGGTTGGTTTGTGAATATAATCAAATAAAAGATGCAACAAAAATACCAGAACCCGGAACTATATTAAAACTATTAAAAAAAGAATTAGTTTGGACTGTAATTTCTGAACTTAAAAAACAAATTAATTTATAGTTATTATTTTATTATAATCAAAATAACATCTCATATATAATTTTCTTTTACTTTTTAGACCGATTGTATATGAATATAAAACTTCATTTATTTTAAAAACATAATGCTTTGGCATCATATCTTTAAAATAAATACATTCAAAATCAATTTCTGGGAAATTTAAAAAATAATTCATAATATCATCTTCTGATATAAGTTTTGTTATTTTATTATCCTCAAAATATTTTAATTTATTTTGTAGAATATTATAAATTCCTTTTTTATCTACTGTATCAACAACATATATTGGCCATTTTGAGAAATATCCAAATTCTTTATCATGTTTACCCAATATGATGTCTTGATTCATAGTCAGTGATTTTTTATATTATTACAGTAAATACTTATATCTAATGGGTAGACATAAAAAAAATATAACCGAAAGTAAAATAAATTTACAAGATATAGAACCAGATGATGTCTTGGTTGATGCTTCTTTTTATAAAGGTAATGAAAACCTATTAAAAAATAATCCACAGATAAAATGGACTCCAGAAATGGAAGAAGAAATGAAAATCTGTGTTAAAAGTGTATTTCATTTTGCAGAAAACTATTTTTATATAATAACCGAAGATGGTAAAGAGCGAATTAAATTATACAAATATCAAAAAAATCTTTTAAAAGCTTTTAAATCAAAAAGATTTACTACTGTGTTATCTAGTCGTCAAAGTGGAAAAACCACAACTATAACAATTTATGCATTATGGATTGTTTGTTTTCAAGCGGATAAAAGAATAACAATAGTTGCAAATAAAGAATCAACTGCAAAAGAGATTTTTTCCAGAATAAAAATGTCATTTGAACAACTGCCGGTTTGGATGAAACCAAGTGTTAAATCTTGGAGGAAAGATGGTTTTGTTTTATCAAATGATTCAGCAATAACGATTAGTACAACTTCCAGTTCTGGTCCTCGCGGTAGTACTAGTAATCTATTGATTATTGACGAAATGGCACACTGTCCAAATGAATTAATGAGAGAGTTGTGGAAATCTGCAATTCCTATTATTTCTTCAATGAAAAAGTCTCAAATTGTTGTTATCAGTACTCCAAATGGAACTGATAATAAGTTTTATGAACTCTATCAAGATTCCCAAAAGGAAGGAAGTGAATGGCATTTGGAGGTTGTAAACTGGTGGGATATTCCGGGTAGAGATGAAGAATGGGCTAAAAAAACTTTAGCACTAATGGGTTCCAAGGATGACTTTGAACAGGAGTATTGTAATAAGTTTCACATGGAAGGAAAGACTGCTATTGATCCTGAGTTATTAGAAAGCTTAAAGGCTCAATGCATAGAACCTATTTTGGTAATGGATAATGGTGCTTATAAAGTTTTTAATCAACCAAATCCAGAAAGTTTTTATGTTATAGGTGTGGACGTTGGAGAGGGTATAGGTAGAACTAATACCGTTGCTCAGATTTTAGACGTATCGGATTTAACTAATATAAAACAAGTAGCTATATATGCTACAAATCAAATGAGTCCGTTTCATTTCGGCACACGTTTAATGGGTATACTTGAAGACTGGGGAAGACCTCCTATTTTAGTAGAAAATAACAATAATGGACAACAGGTTTTGGATGTTTTGTGTCACACGCACAATTATGAATCTGTGGTTTCGTACCATTTTGAAGGTTTCAGTAAGCATTACAATACAGAAAATCGTTTTGGGGTACATAATCATACGAATACTCGGTATAAAGGTATTACAAATTTTAGATATTGGGTTAATAGTTTAAATGCTGTAAAATTATTTGATATTGATACTTTACTTGAATTAAATAATTTTGTTAGACATCCAAATTTTACATTTAGTAAAAGAAATGATAGTGATTTGGATGACAGGGTATTGTCATTAGTTTGGGGTCTTTTTATATTAGAACCATCGATAGCTGGAAAATATTATAACATTGTAGATATAGATGATCAAGGAAGACCTTTAAAACTAACACCTTTAGTAGATAATTCAGAATTAATTAAAAAAAGTCCATTGTTTAGTGGTCAAACATCTACATTTAAAAGACAAGGAGTTATAAACAGTGGATTTTCTTATGTTGGAAAATTTGATCCGAAAAAGGAAATTACATATGACGAAGAATCTTCTTTGTTAAAGGGTTGGCTTATGACTTGGGGGAATGTTTCAACAAATAAAGATAAAGAAACGGAAGAAAGTGATAAGTTATATAATAAAGAAGAATATAGACCAATATTTTTATTTTAAATATGTTTCAATCAATTTTAAATAAAGCAAGAAATGATAAATTTATTTTGATTTTGGATGTTCCAAAAGCATTAAAAAATAAATTTGATGTTGTTTCACATAACAATTTTAAAGCAGATACAATTCAATTTTCAATTTATGGTTCTCCGGTTCCATCTATAAATGTACCAGCTATAAACGTTCCATTTGGTGGTCAGGTTTATAAAGCATCGTCTACATCAAGACCGGAATATACACCATTAACTATAAAATTTTTAGTTGATAATGGTTATAGTAATTATTGGGTTTTATGGAATTGGTTAAATTTATTCAATGACTCGAAAAAATCATATACCGATTTAACAAAAACAATTGATTTTTATCCAGTTCAAAACGAAGATCCTGCTTTAATAAATCCAATGAAAGATTATACCACTAATCTTTACATATTTGGTTTGGATGAGTATAATAATAAAATAATTTCCTTTAAATATACTGGTGCATTTCCAACAACTTTAAGTGAATTGAATTATTCAAATCAAGATCCGAGTGAAATAAATTGTAATGTTAGTTTTGTGTTCAATCAACTTGAAGTTCAGTTGGTTAAAAATGTAAATGACAGTGATTGTTCCGGATGAAAAATAAAATTGGAAGTTATCAACA